GCGCGAGCAACCTTTCGCGTGGGGCGTGAATGATTGCTGCATATTTGCGGCCGACTGGGTCGAGGTCTGCACCGGCGAAGATTACGCCAAAACGTGGCGCTATCGCTACTCGTCAGGTCTTGGCGCGGCGCGATTTCTTGACGAGGCGGGCGGCGTCGAAGCTCTCGTTGACGCGCTTGGTCTGCAACCCGTCGCACCGCAGCAGGCCGGGCGCGGTGACATCGTGGCGCAAGAAACCGGGCGCGGGATGACGCTCGGGATTTGTCTCGGCGAGACGACGGCTTTTGTTGCAAAGGGCGGTCTGGTCTTCGGTCCGATTTCAAACGTCGAGACCGCTTGGAGAATTTAACATGCCACAAGCCATCGCAATCGCCATTCTCTCAAACGTCTCGTTTGCCACGGTCTCTGGTGCAATCCAAGCGGTCAAATTTTTGGCCGCAGTAATAAAGTTTGCGGCGATTACAGCCGCATCAATGGCAGCGTCGAAACTGCTCGCGCCGAAAATGCCGAGCTTCGCCGACTCGTCTCTCTCGGATCGCTCGCAAGCGGTCCGCAATCCGATTTCGGCGCGGACGATCGTTTACGGGAAAACAAGAGTGAGCGGAACCATCGTTTACCTCAGCACGACGGGAGACAAAAATCAGTTCCTTCACATCGTCCTGACGCTCGCCGGCCACGAGATCCAAGCAATCGACGAGGTTTATTTCAACGACGAGCTAGTGCCGCTGACCGGTAACGTGCCGACCTCACCAAATCTTTACAACGGTGTGGCGCGCGTAAATAAAAAGCTCGGCGTGGCCGGCGACACAGCGGATGCGGATTTGATCGCTGATACGGTCAACCTTACGGACGGCAAATGGACCTCCGCGCACAAGCTTTCCGGCATCGCCTACCTTTACGTGCGGCTGACGTGGGACGCTGAGAAATTTCCAAGCGGAATTCCAAACATCAGCGCCGTCATTCGCGGCAAGAAGGTGCTCGATCCGCGCACGTCAAACACCGCCTACTCGGCGAACGCCGCGCTTTGCTTGCGCGACTACCTGACCGACGCTGCGCTCGGCATGGGCATGAGCTCGGCCGAGGTGGACGACACCGCGTTTGGCGTCGCTGCGACGATTTGCGAAGAGCAGGTTCAGATCCTTCCCGTCTCGCCCGTCGTCAACGAGAACCGCTATGAGGCCAACGGCGTCATCGTGACGAGCGCTTCGCCCGATGAGAACATTGGCAAGCTGCTCTCGGCAATGGGCGGGCTGATCGCCTACACGGGCGGCCGGATCGTGCCCTACGCGTCAGCCTACCGGATCCCAACGGTGACGCTGACCGAGAAGCACTTCGTCGGGCCGCTCAACGTGCAGACGCGGACGAGCGCTCGCGACCGGGTCAACTCGGTCAAAGGCGTTTACGTTTCGGAGACCAACAACTGGCAGGTGACCGATTTCCCGACGATCAGCAGTCCGACCTACGTCACGCAGGACAACAGCACGGTCTTCTTCCGCGACGTGGTTCTCCCGTTCACCACCTCGCCTAGCTGCGCGCAACGGCTGGCGGTGCTGGAGCTGCGCCGCGCTCGCGAGGAAATCACGTTCTCCGCGCGCTTCCGCCTTGAGGCGATGCAGGTCCGGGCCGGTGACACGGTCATGATCTCGAACGACAAACTCGGCTTCAGCTCGAAGGTCTTCGAAGTCATGGAGTGGAACTTTGCGAGCGACGGCACGCCTCCGCAGGTAGCTATCGACATGACGCTGCGCGAGACCGCGTCTTCGGTTTACTCGTGGACCGTCGGCGAGCAAATCTTCGTCGAGGACTCGCCGAACACGACGTTGCCTGATCCGTTCACGCTCGGCGCGCCGACGAACCTTTCGCTAACTGCGGACGGGACGACGCAGCTCGTGCAGTCCGACGGCGCAATCATTCCGCGTATCCGCGTGGGCTGGACGCCACCGGCAGTCGGCTTTATTCAGAGCGGCGGCGTGGTCGTCATCGAATACAAGCCGGCCGCGAGCACGACCTACCTGACGTGGAACACGGTCGAAGGTTTACAGACCGAGGACTTTATTTCGTCCGACGTAAAGGTCGGCACAAACTACAATGTGCGAATCTACGGCGAGAGCTACTTCGGCGTTTCCACGACCTACACCGCCGGCTCAATCACGGTCGCGCCAGACACGACTCCGCCAGCAGTTCCGACCGCGTTGACTGCAATCGCAGGGACCGGGCAAATCATCTCGCTCGACTGGGACGACAACACGGAGCTCGACCTCGGCGAATATGGCGTTTACCGCAACACGTCCAACAATCCGGGCGCAGCGGCGGAGATCGCGCAGACTCGGGCAAGCCGCTTTGTCGATGTCAGCCTAAGTCTGAACCAGCAGTATTTTTACTGGGTCACCGCCTACGACCGGCAGGAAAATCAGAGCGCGAAAAGCGCCACGGCGAGCGCCACTGCGGTCGCAGTCGTCGCCACTCAGGTGGACCCGACGCCGCCAGTTGATCCGGCAGCGCCAAGCGTAGCGTCCACCACGACTTACCTTTCTAGCGACGGAACTGTGTTTGCTCAGATCGTCGTCAGCGTGCCAGCGTTCACGACCCGCACGGCCGTGATGAACGTGCTCTATCGCAAGAGCGGCCAGACCGGTTTCATCGTCGCAGATCAGCGCAGCACGGGCGGCGGCACGTCATCGATTGACGACCTCACGCCAGCCGTGAGCTACGAGATCGGCGTGCAGGCGTTCTCAGCGTTCGGGATCGGAAGCGCCGTGGTGACCGGGCCGACGCAACTTGCGCCGAGCAAGACGACAGGGCCGGCGGTGCCGACCGGCGGAACGATTTCCGCAAATGGAATTACGCCAGCGCTGTTCAATGGAGCCAATCTCTTTGGGACTGTTCTGAAATGGACCGCAAACACGGACATCGATTTTGATCACTACGAGGTGAAGGTGACTGGGATCGACACGGACGCCGCGACAGATTACAACTGGGGCACGAATGGCACGGCAAATTTGGAGTATCTGGTCGAGCCTCGGGTCATGGTCTACAATCTCTTTGGCACGCTTGGATTCGCTCGGGTGCAGGCAGTAAACCGCTCCGGCGTCGCTTCTGCATTTCTTAGGATCGGAAGCACCTTCAACAATTTCTCAACTGGTTTAGATTTCGGCACGACAGCTGGCTCGATTGCCGAGGGCGATGACAGTCGCATCACCGGCTCAGCGCAGAAAGCGTCGAACCTCTCGGACGTTGCCAGCCCGTCCACCGCTCGCGCGAATCTCGGCATCAATCGCTTCTCGCACGTCGAGACGTTCACAAGCGTCGGCGCAGCGAGCACAACTTTCACTTTCACGCACAGCCTCGGCACGGTGCAAAATTTCGTTCTCGCCCAGTGCGTGGACCCGGCGAACAACCTACTGATCGCGCACGATTATGCGGCGGCGGGCAACACGAGCAACGCCACGGTTTTCAAGGTCGAGACCATCGACGGCTCGAACATCAGCGACGGCGGGCGACGCTTCACGATTCATTTTGTGCAGTGATTCCGCGCTGAGTCTGTTTTTTGTTTAGACGTAAGCCGTTGACTATCAACGCGCACGGATTGCGTGTGCGATGTTGAGCACATTTGTTTTTACACCGTTGGGCGAGTGTGTATGGTTTTTGCATCAGAGGCAATCAAGCCCGAGACAAAAAAAACAAAATGAAAAACCAACTGAAGACCCGCACCGTCACTTTCTCCTACGGTAGCGTCCGCAACGCCTCGCTCCAGATTCCGGCCGAAGACTTTTCGGTCATGCACGTCGTCGAGTTGATTCGCGAAAGTTACTTTGCTTACTCCTTCCGGCCCGGCTGCGGCCTGATGAGCGACGAGGTGCTGACAAGCTCCATCGGTCAGGCCAACTTTTTCGCTGGTGCCCTCGGTGGCTACGAAACCCGGCTAGACGCTGAGACATTCAAGCTGGTCAAGGAATACCTGCTGTCTGACATTAGCCAAGCGCTCGCAGTTGCAGGCTATAGAGAGCCGGGATGCAGTCACTCCGATCGCTGCCTTCGGGCTAGCCAGAACGATGTTTTAAGCCATCAGGAGCGTGAGTCGCTCGCTGCCTTCGCTGCTGCCCTCACCTGACCTAGCTCGCAATCAACCCTTGCCCTGCTGACTCTTCGGAGCAGCAGGGTTTCCCGGTGCAACCCGAAGCGATTTAACGCCGAGGCGCGCAATCAAAAACATGAAGATCAAAATCAACGACACGAACCGCGAGGCAATCACCGCCGCGCTTGCAGCAGTTAACGGGAAAGCCACCGCTCACACTTTTTACGATGGTATGAGCGTGGTCTACGCAGCTCGCGACGCCGAGGCGCAGCTCACCGAGCTGCAACTCAACAAGGCTGATCGTTCCGGAGTCATCGCCAACACGCTCAGCGGCGGACGATTGCCCAACGCATACAAATATGCGCGGACCATTACCCGCATTACCATGGTTCGCGGGTCGGCTGAATGGTTTTTGACTGACATCAAAGCCTTCGAGACCTTCGACAAAAAACATGGCGAGACGCGGATCACGCTCACCTCAGCGCAGGCGGCGGCTGTTGTCGCAAAGTTTAGCGCTCAATTTTCTGTCAACTCTGCCGCATGAGCATCATGAGCACCACCACCGCACTCACCCGCGCCTTGATCCTAGCGATCACCGCACCCGATCAAGCACGCGCCGACCGCGCAATCGCTCTCGCCGAAAGCATCGGCGCGGGCTGCACGGCGAAGCAGGTCGCAGCGGCGAAACGCAACGCGGCCAAACTCGCACGAGCATGACCACACGCACAATCAACGCTGCGCTGCGGCGCGCCGGTCTCGATATTGAGATCGCGAACAACCGCGACGGATACAGCTACTTTCTTTCGACTATCACGGGCGGACAGATCGGCGAGTCGGTTTTAGTCTGCTATCTGAATCAGCAGACCGTCGAGGAATGGGTCAGCGATGCGCGTCGCGCGATCCGTCAGGAGGCCACGTCGTGAAACTCGCTGCTCTCCTACTCGCGCTCTGCGCCACCACTCACGCCGCGCCACCAGACTCGTTCTGGCGGGCGATCCACCTCGTCGAGACCTCAGGCCGCACCGGTCCGATCCTCGGCGACCAAGGCCGATCGCTCGGACCGCTGCAAATTATGCGCGCCTTTCACGCGGACTCACGAGTAGCCGGCGACTATTCGCGGTGCGCTGAACTTGAATACAGTAAGCGCGTCGCGACCGCCTATCTCAAGAGGTGGGCGCCAGAAGCTTTTGCCAAGGGCGACGTGGTCACGCTGGCTCGCGTGTTCAACGGCGGGCCTCGCGGGCATCTGAAGCCGGCGACCAAGGGCTACGCGGCGAAGGTCAAGGCGCTTTACAAATGACACCAGAACAACACATCGAGATCCTAACCGAGCTGCGCGCTATCCGCGCCGCTCTCGAAGCAAAGCCACGCCCGGCGCAAGCAACGACTGCCGCACCGACCGCGACGCCGAACACCCTGCCGCCTCCTGCGGTCGAGATCCTCAACGCAGGCGACGTGCAGATCCATTTCGGCAAAAACAAAGACACGCCGCTCTCTGCACTCAGCGACAAGCAACTGCTCTGGTATGGCGCGGACCGCGAGCCGCAGCTCAAGAAAGACGGCAGTCCGTTTCCGCCGCGCGAGGCCGATCTGCTCTTGAAAAACGCCTGCCGAACAGTCTGGCAGCAGCGGGTCAGCGGCGCTCCAATCGTTCTGGCGTCGCAGCCGGCAGACGACGGCGAGCCATTGCCGTTCTGATTCTTGTCGCCGGTATCGACGTAAACCAGAACCCTACGACGGCGCTCGTGCCGGTGCGAAAATACGCGAGCACACTTTCCCGAAAGGAAAACCCGCCGGCCAACGACGACCGGCGGGACACGAAACACACACACGATACAACATGGACACCAACGTTAAATCAGAGATCGCGGTCGCAGAGACCGCTTCGACCAAGGCACCAATTCAATTTGGCTCGCACGGCGTGCAGCTCCAATCAATCGACGAGGCTTTCCGGTTCGCTCGCGCGGTCGTCGCCTCGGGCTGGGCACCGAAAGGAATGGAAAAGCCGGAGAGCGTGATGATTGCTATCCAGTTCGGGATGGAGATCGGGCTGACGCCGATGGCTGCTCTGCAAAACATGGCCGTCATCAACGGCAGACCGGCGATCTACGGCGACGCGGCGCTCTCGCTGGTTCGCTCATCCGGTCAGCTCGTGAGCTACAAGGAAACCGAGGTTGGCGAGCCGGGCAAGGACAGCCACGGCTTCACCGTGACGGTGCAGCGCAAAGGATTCGATGCCGCGAGCGAGACCTTCACGATGGGCGACGCCAAGGCCGCGAAGTTGTGGGGCAAGGCCGGGCCGTGGACCGACTACCCGAAAAGGATGATGAAATTCCGCGCTCGCGGTTTTCTTCTCCGCGATCAGTTCGGCGACATTCTCAAGGGACTGCGCACCGCCGAAGAAGCACGGGACACGCCCAGCGAAATCAACGTGACGCCGCTGGCCGAAAAGCTCGCGGGCGGACTCAGCGAGGCGATCAACAACTAATGCCCTACAAGCCCAGAGAGCGGCGCACCGAGAGTGTTCCTACACGTCGCAAGGACGTGCACGACGAGATCGCAAAGCCAAAGCGGAAGCAGGCCGTCGATGAGACGACTTACAGCCGAAACAAGCTCGGCATCGCGGTGGACAGTCGCGGGCGATTCATCGGCCGGCGCGACATCGAAAAAGGTGCGGCGCATTTCTGGAACTCACGCAGGAAAAATCAAAACACATGAGCAACGACAACGAAACAAAGCAGACAGCCATTATCAACGCAGCGACGGAGCAATTCCGCGCGCTGCTCGAAACAAACTTCCGCAGCATCGCGAAAGCGGCGCAGGACGGATTCATCGAGGACGAGGCGCAGACCGAGCCAAAGGCGAAGGCGGCGTTCTCCGTCGAGTGGGACTCGCTCGCGCAAGCGCCGAAGGTCGGCGTCAAGATCGCGTGGAGCGTGCGCTTCAAGGACGAGAGCGAGACCGAGATCGACCCGCTGCAAAGCAAGCTCGGGCTGGAGGTGCAATCATGAGCAAACGGATCAACGGAGGAGGACCGGCGTTTCCGGTTCATTCGGTATCATGGAAGGAAAAAGACGGAACAGAGTGTGTTGGCATCGGAACCCACGGCATGACGCTGCGCGACTACTTCGCTGCTCAGGCGTTGGCTGGGATACTTTCGTGCGACGCAAGGGCAGAATGTGACGACACAAAAGCCGAGTGGGCATATAGTCTCGCCGACGCCATGCTATTCTGGCGCAAGGAGGCCAGCAAATGAGCGCCGAGACCATCGAAGCCTACCACGCCAATGTGGCGATCAGTCACTCGAAGCTGGAGTGCTACCGCAGGCGGCCGGCGCTGTACTACAAGAAATACGTCGCGAAGACTTTGGCGCAGCCGGAAGAGACCGGAGCCTTTCGCCTCGGCAGCGCGGTGCATTGCGCCGTGCTCGAAGAAAAGGAATTCGCAGCGCGCTACATTCTGCGGCCTTACTGCGACCGGCGCACGAAGGAAGGCAAGATTCAGTTCGCCGAGTTCTCGGCTCAGCACGCGGACAAGACGCTGCTGGACGCCGACGAGATGGCGCAGGTCGTCTCCATGCGGGAGGCCGTGGCGGCGCATCCAATCGCGTCGCAGTTGCTTAATGACGGACACGCCGAAATGACGTGGCGCAAGGCGCAACCGAACGCTCTCGGCGCGCTGCAATGCCGCACAGACTGGTTCTCGTCGTTCGGCTGCGAGGTTACCAACGGCGAACCCTACGCGCTGGACCTTAAGACGGTCGAGAGTCTCGACAGCGACGCGTTCCGAAACTTCGAGAGGGCTGCGTTTTCCTACGGCTATCATCGGCAGGCGGGCTTTTATCTGCCGTTGATAAACGAGATTTACGAGCGGCCAGTCTCGCGGATCTTCTACGTTGCGGTCGAAAAGGTCGAGCCGTTCGGCGTTGCGGTTTACACGCTGGCTGACGATGCGATTGCGCGCGGACAGGACGAGAACATTGCCGACCTCGTGCGGCTGAAGCGCAGTCTCGAAACCGGTGAGTGGCCGAACATCGAGCCAACGGTGCACGAACTACGACTTCCGGGCTGGTATGACAAACGATGAACGAACTACTTATCATCCTCACGGTCGCGCTCTGCACGGGCATCGGCTACTACGTCGGGCGCGAGCTCGGAAAGCAGCGCGGGCGAGACGAGCAATGGGTCAGCGACTACCTCGCTTACGAAAGAAAAACACAGGCCGGCCGAGACAAGCTCGGGCGGTTCAAGAAACGAAAGGCACCTTATGGTAAGATCAAAATCACAGCACCAAAAAACGAATACTGAAATCGACCGGCGACTGCTCGAAATGCAGTCACCGCGCGAGATCGTCCGAGTCATGCGAGGCGCGACGCTCAGCAACGTCCACGCACGGGCGCGACGCATGAGCATGGCGCTGCACCGCATCACGCAGGCCGAGCGCGATCATCTGATCGTCAGGCGAATGGGGAGGACGACATGACGACCTTCATTTTCGGCGACCCGAAAGGACAGCCAACGGCGCGAGCCTTCGCTCGGAAGATGGGATCGAAGCACGTCGCCAGAATGTATGACAGCGACGTGGCCGACGCGTGGAAGCGCGCCGTCGATATCGGGATCGAGCGCGAGCACAGGGCGCAGCCCGTCGTCCTCGATTCGGTCGGCGCGTTCGAGGTGAAGCTCACGTTTTTCTTTCGCCGGCCGAAAAGCCACTACGGGAAGGCCGGTCACGTGAAGGCGAGCGCGCCGGTCTGCCACGTGAGCAAGCCGGACGCTGACAATCTGGCAAAGCTCGTGCTCGACCGCATCACTCGCGGCGGGCGGATCTGGCGGGACGACTCGCAGGTGGTTC